ACACACGACGAGACGCGAGATGAAGTCTACAGGTGTAACTTCATGGTCGTGAAACACGGAGGTTTCCCATACGCGTTCGCCGTTTCGTCGGACGTGCGCATCATGGATGACCCACACCGCGTGAACTGGAATGACATGAACATGCAAGCGACGCTTCGTACTTTGGGTGTAGATGACCCAGACTTGGGTGACCTCACGGATGTTCCCATCGAATTCATTGACGAAGAGACAGGCAAGGTCGACACGACTAAGCTCATCATCGCCAAGTACATGAGTGAAGTGAGCAGAACAAACCCCGTGGTCGTCGTCATCTCTCTTAGAACGCAACCACTCGACGTAGATAAGCCCGCGAACACCAAGATGTTTACCACAGACAAGGACATCCGTGAATTTGAGGACTTTTCCAAAGTACGAGAAAACGAACTCAATTTCGTGAGAAACACGCCACTCATAGAGAAGGTCATACCAACCACCGAAGAGATGTATGGCCGCCCCAAATTGTTGGAAAATAATTAATTTAGATAATGTAATGATCAGTGTCAATGATATTTCAAAGATAACTGAAAAAAAGAATCAATTGAAGAAGGAGACGTATAAGAAAATTTACGAACAGATATCTAAAAAGATTCGCCAGACCGTAGAGATTGGAAACAAACAATTATTCGTACAGATTCCAAACTTTGTGGTCGGATACCCGGCCTTCGATAGAATCAAAGCGACGCATTACATCAAGAGGCAACTCGATCTGGGCGGTTTCATCACGAGGCTCATAGGCGACTACGAGATATTCATCACGTGGTCCATCAAGAAAAACAAACCCCAAAAGGAAGTCACGGAGACAGAAGATTTCGGTGATTTTCCGTCTTTTGTTAACTTGAAAAAGGTGGCCAATAAGTACAGGGGAAACGCGGGAAAATGATTTTAAAAAAATTTCACTTAATCATAAATGGACAACCTCAATATTTTAGTAGAAGCCAAGCGTGAGTACTTGGGCCAATTGTGTGAACTCATGTGTCCGGTTATGATTGAGAATTTTGAAAAGATGTACGAAGAGGCGTACACCATGTCCAAGGGAAGAAAGGTACTCATGATGTTCCAAAAGCTTCTCAAGGAAGTTCCAAACTGGAACGAGAGCATGTCTAAACAACACACCGATAACATCGCGAACAGGTGTGCGTGGTTTAACGACCTTCTCGCGGCCGTGTTTGTGAGCTGTGTTAAGATTCTTTCGTCCGTGCGTCTCGGCAAGGATAACAAGAAGATTTCACTCAAGCTTCCAACGAACGAAACATTCATTCAAACGTGCTACAACAACGTCGCGAAGGAACTTTACAAGGATCCATACGTGTTTTCCGAAAGCCAAAACGAGTACGTGAGAGATGAAAAGCTATACGAGCGTTTCGCCATCGCCATCGAAGCGTCTGTGCGCGAATTGATTCCGGTACAACAAATTCTTCAAACGTACATGTCCCAAGAAAACAAGGACATCGATCTTGGTGGTGAAATGGAAGACGCCGAAGACCCAGATTTCATGGACGAAATGCCTGAACCTGAACCCATGAGTGAACCAATGGGTGAACCAATGGGTGAACCAATGGATGAACCCGTGACTGAAGCAGAAGGCGAAACCAGTGGTGAACCAGAAGCGACGACCGAAGATTCCTTCCCACCACAACAACAAGAAGAACCAGAAACTTCTCCATTCGATAATGAGTTCAAGACCATCTCCACGGATGATAAACCTGTGGCAATGCAACAGGAGGAAGAAGAGGACGACGATGTATTGTTCCCAGACGCATCCGAAACCCGTGCAAAAAAAGTTGGTTACTATTAAATGGAATTCGAAGATTACCTTAGAGATCCAGCTTGGGCCGCTATCATCGCGGGTGTCATCACGGCGGGCTACGTCCACGTCAAGGCGAAGCTCAATAACGAAGGAAAACTCCCAACGAGTGCTTATTCCAAACCAGCTTTTCTTAACGCAGTTTTAGTATATTTCATTGTGTCTAACGGCATAGGAGGTAAGGAGACCATATCTACAGAACCATTCGCTTAAAGATAAAATTAGTATAGATTACAGTAAAAATGAGTTCTGTAAACGCTTTCAATGATATGATGGGCCAATTTCTTGCGGAACTTCACAAGACGTTTCCAGAAGAAAAAGGTATTAAAAAATGTATGTCCGGCTTTGAGCTCATGCGAACATCGAACCCACGCCTTGTTGTCGACGGTTTCATGGCGGGTGTCACTCCATTCGCGGACAAGATTTCTGCGAAGGACGACACGTTCTTTTTGAATGAAGCCAAGAACCTCGAATTCTTGAAGGGTATCAACCTTGAAGGACACTGGGCGGGTGTTTCGGAAGGAACGAAAGATGCTATCTGGCAGTACATTCAAACTTTGTACATGCTCGGTACCACCATCAGTTCTATTCCAGAAGACACCCTCTCCATGATTGAGAAGGTCGCGAAGCAGTGTGCTGACCAACTCGACATGGAAGGTGGTAATATCGATGAATCCGCGCTCATGAAGACCATGCAAGGCATGTTGGGTGGTATGTTGAAAAAATAAAACTACTATATATAAATGAGCTCTTGGTTTGAAGATCCCAAGCAACTCGTGCGAAGTGACAAAGTTCTCGAATTCTGGCCAACCAATATCCAGTCTTCAGCGCAACGCGTGAATGCTGGTTCTAGGTTCATAATATATGCCGCATCAATTCACTACCTTATCAAACGCGATGTCAGGATATTCGTGCTCGCCGCGACCGCACTCGGTGTTCTTTATGTTATGGAACGCTCCGGTATGGTAAAGGAAGGTGTCGCGAGTTCCACAGAATTTTACGAAAGTACAGCGAGCTCGTGCCAATTGCCAACGAAAGAGAATCCAATGGCAAACGTGCTCATGGGTGACGATCCAAACAGGCTCCCAGCGTGCTCTTACCCAACCGTGAGAGCCGACGCAGATGCATTCGTCGTGGGTGACACCCCATTTGGACCAGCACGCTCTAGATCAAGTATGCCCATGTATCAACAAAACGCGATCGCGAGACAATTTGTTTCTGCGCCAGTGTCTACCATTCCAGGTGATCAGACAAAGTTTGCGGAGTGGTTGTATGGCAAGAAGAACGCACCCATGTGTAAGTCGGATGGTTCCATGTGTAACCCAGATGCCAGAGGTGTGCAACTCGAAGCCTTCGCTGGTCTCGATCCAAATGGCGACAAGAGAAGTGGTATGCACCGAAGTACGATTGCATAAATAAATCTCACGTAATAATAAATGGCTTACCAATTGCAGCCCGGCCTCAAGTTGGTTCAAAACCCAGCCGTTCCAGTAAACTGTGCTACCGAAGAAGTGTTCGTGTATCCTCAGCCCAGCACTTTGAACTATGGTTCTAGCCGTCCAAATACCATGTTGTACGGTACCGCGCCATACATGGCTGGTAAGGGTGCTCCAGCGGAATTTATCGACACGAGTGATGAACTCCGACCACAATCGACCTCTCGCTTTAATAAGGTACTCGCGAAGACGTATGAACAAAACTTGTTCCCACTCCAAAATATGGAGTGCAAACTTCCTTTGCAAACCATCTCCTACGAACCAATGAGTACTCGTTCCGAAGTGCAAAATGGTTTGTTTCAGCAAAGATACCTAAATAAAAATGTCAATAAGAAATAAGAATGGCTGATCCCATATCTGTAGCAGCTATCGCAGGTCTTATATACGCGGGTAGAAAGTTGAGCCAACCAAAGGAAATGTATGAACCGGTACCGGCTCCTACCATTCAACAGGTTACCGTTAACCAAGTGGCTCAACCTAAAAACTATCCAATTGAACAAGTGGAAATTCCACAGGGACACAAGGCCGTCGCTTCTAATTTTGGTGACATCGCTCCTCAATTCAGAATGAGCGGCGAACAACTTAGAAACCGCGCGGACCAATACTTTATAGACAATAACAAAATGAACAATGTTTCTCCAGTGGAGAAGCAATTGGTTGGTCCAGGTCTAGGCGTAGATCCATCTGTTCCATCTTTTGGTGGTTACCAGCAGCTTTTGCGCGTAAACCCAGAAAATGTTGGCTCTTACAGATTGACGACGCTTACAGGTAGATCTGGTCCAGCGTACGACGCGAAGGGTGGTAGAAGAGGTGTGGTTGGTCTCGTGTCCCATAATCGTCCAGAGAAGACTGCGTACCTTCCAGAGCGTCTCCCAGCGACACTCGGGCGCGCACAAGGCATGTCTGGTCGCACTCCACGAGGTGAACACGAGCGCACAAAACGCACGACTAACCGTTCGGAAACAGGTCTCAGAACAGATACCCTCAACGTCGCACCAGCGAAGAGATTTGTATCGGCGAGTACCATGCCCCAAGATCCAACGAGAAACAGGAAGGATGGTAACATCGAGCAATATGCGTACATGAACCAGCCACAACCAGGCATTCACAGCTACAGACACGGTTACTTGGAGTCGCCGGCGGCCGCTATTGGAGAAAAGCGCGTGTACGGCTCTGGGTACACGGTGGAAGAACTTCAAACGTACGGTTTCCGCCCAGATGAACGTCGTGGCAAGGCCAGCCGTTCTGCGAATCCAGGTCGCATGAATGTCAGAGCGGACGCACTCAATCAAGGTGGTATGCTCACAGCTGTTCGTTTGGATACCACGCGTGTGGATGGTCGCGTCAATCCACAAAGCGCTGGATGGACGCAGCAGTACACGAACACGTCGTACCACGATCTCAACCCATACAAGGGTAACGAGAACCCACACGCTTCTCAGGCGAGTCTTTCTATCGCGAAGCGCCAACTCATGAATAATCCATTATCACATCACTTGTGCTAAATTAGCCTAATTTAGAGTAATACACTCATTAAAATATTGTCCACGTATTTTAATGAAGGTACATACCTTAGACATAGATAGTGGTGATAGAGACCCCGTGCTCTATCCGGAACCAGGTGACTATGTCATACACCTTAAAAATCCCGTGTATAACGTGTCTAAAATATCACTCGTGTCTGCCCGCATTCACAATAGTCAATTGTTGATTCACGATCGGAACAACACGTTTACCTTAAACACAGCTTCTGTCACCGAGACCATCACACTCGATAACGGAAACTATAGTGGTGTCGAACTCGCGAGTGAAATTAATACCAAATCTTCCATCATAGATTCAGCTACGTATACGTCTGCCACGAATGACATAGAATTCACGGCGGCGAGCGATTTTACATTTGCATTCTATGGAGGTATACACGGATACACGTCTTCGAATACATACACTACACCGCACGATGTGCTTGGCCTTCCATCCAACAACGTACATTCTGAATCTAACACACTCAAGACGGGGAGCATTAACCTACAAGGTGTAGACGCGTTTGTACTGAAACTCAGTAGTGGATCAGACGAGTTTAACAAGACCGTGTATTCAGATACACCCTTTTATACGGGTAAGATACTCGTGTGTGGGGACGTCATAAACTACTCTGGAAGTGAAGACGCCATAGAACACAACTTTGATTCCGGTGTGCAACAGACTATTTCGAGCATACGCGTGCAGTTCTATTACAGTAGTAATGGTCGTTTGATACCATACGATTTTAGAAACGCAAATCACATACTTAAATTAAATTTGACATGTTCTACTGATAAATTGGAAAATGTGCCTAAAGTTGAGAAGGATTTTGCCCTTCCACCACCTGTGCACATCCCGGAGTTTGAGGATGTGCGTAGATGGGATGCTTTCGTATCCATATTTTTGATAGTTTTTGTCGGTGTTGTCCTGTTGCTCGTGACCAAAAAGAAAACTTAGCGGGTAACCGCGTAGAGTGGTTGCGTTGGCTTTTGGACGCGAGTGGAAACACGAGACAAGCCCAAGTAGACGAGGATCGACAACAAGGTCGTGAAGAGGGCGGTGAGCGTGTAGTTCATGCCACCGTTCTTCTTGACGCTGATGACTTGGTTGACGATCCATCGAAC